TTACCTGTTGCTGATCCAAATATATTTTCTATGTCACAACGTGTAACATTAGCTCAAACACAATTACAATTAGCTCAAACTAATCCACAAATGCACAACATGTACAATGCGTACAGATCTATGTATCAAGCGATTGGTGTAAAAGACATTGATAGAATTTTACCACCGCCGCCACCGAATCAACCAAAAGATCCGGCTATTGAACACATAGATGCTTTAGGTCAAAAACCTTTTCAAGCATTTCCTGGTCAAGATCATAGAGCACACGTTACAGCTCACTTAAATTTTATGGCAACTAATATGGCTAGAAATAATCCAGCGGTTATGGCGTTGTTAGAGAAAAATATATTTGAACATATCTCTTTAATGGCTCAAGAACAGGTTGAAATAGAATTCAGACAGGAATTAGTTCAATTACAACAGATGATGCAGATGGCACAACAGAATCCACAGCTTCAACAACAAGCTATGATGATGCAACAGAAGATCGATGCAAGAAAAGCTGTGTTGATTGCAGAAATGATGAACGATTTCATGGAAGAAGAGAAGAAAATCACTTCACAATTTGATAATGATCCAATTGCTAAGTTAAGAGCAAGAGAATTAGATCTTAGAGCACAAGAAAACATGCGAAAAGAGAGAGAAGGTGATGAAAGAATCAATCTTGATAAGATGAGAGCGATGATGAACCAACAAAACACAGAAGATAAGATGGATCAAAACGAAGAATTAGCAAAATTAAGAGCTGATACTTCAATTGAGAAGACTATTCTTTCAAAAACATTACCAAATGCTAAGGATATGATACCTAACGTATCTATTGTTAGAAAAAGTGATGACTAATCTATAAAAATAGGTTAAAAAATAAACTAAGGAGTTAAAAATGGAAAAACTTGATAAAATTAAAGAAGTTAAAGTAGGCGAACAACAGATTGAAGTAGATCCAAGATCTAAAACAACTGCTGACGGTGCTTTTAACTACATTGGTACAGGCGGACCTGAATTAGAAGTTCAAGGTCAAGGTGCTGTAATGCCAGAAAAGAAAAGAAAATCAAAAGCGTACTAATATGGCTTGGTTTAGTCTAGCAAAAATTGCTTTACAGGCTGGAAGTAAAATTTACTCTAACCGCCAGAAGACTAAGATGGCTATGTCTGATGCACAACTAATGCATGCAGAAAAGATGGCCCGAGGTGAGGAAACTTACCAAGGCAAACTATTAGAAGCCCGTCAAAACGACTATAAGGACGAATTTGTACTCGTAATCATATCGGCGCCCATCGTGGTGTTAATGTGGGCAGTAATGTCAGACGATCCAACTGCTATGGAGAAAGTAAAGCTATTCTTTGAATACTTTCATGAGCTTCCGAAATGGTTTACTAATTTATGGGTGCTTGTAGTTGCAAGTATTTTTGGAATTAAGGGTACACAAATCTTTAGAGGAGGAAAAAAATAATGTCAGTTATTGGAATAGCACTAAGAGGATTTGGTAAAGCATTAAAAAAAGATGTTAAAGATAAAACAATTAAATCTGTTAAACCGACAACAGGTACAAGTAAGACAACGGAATACAAATATAAAAATTTACCTAAAAGAGCTAAAGCAATTTATCAAGCAGAGATATTAAAAGGAGGAAAAAAATAATGGCAAATCCAATATATAACTCACAAGTTACTTGCAGTCGTTCACCTGTTAAAAGAGTGAAAAAGATGGCAGGTGGAATGATGAGAAAAAACTATGCTACAGGTACTCAAGAAAAAAATTTTTCTAAGTTGCCAGAAGCAGTACAAAAAAAGATTGATTCTAAATTAGCGGAAAAAGTATAATGTGGAACTGGATAAAAAGTTTATTTATTAAACAAAAAAAATTTATAGAAGTTAAATGCGCTATGCATTTAAGATTTATGAAAAGCTGTCCAGCATGTAAAAAGGTGGTAGCTAATGGCTAAACTTTGTGCAAAAGGAAAAGCAGCAGCGAAGAGAAAATTTGATGTTTATCCTTCCGCGTACGCAAACATGTACGCATCAGGAGTTTGTTCTGGTAAAATAACACCAGGCGGTAAAAAAGGTAGTCGTAAGAAAGCAGCTAATGGCGGACTTCAAGTTGCAGGATTGGCTAGAAAAAGAAGATGTCGCTAAGAAAATGGGTACAAGAGAAATGGGTAGATATAGGAGCTCCGAAGAAGAACGGAAAATATCAACCTTGCGGAAGATCGAAGGGGAGCAAGCGAAAGTATCCAAAATGCGTTCCACTTGCCAAAGCCACACGAATGACAAGCTCGCAAAAGGCATCTGCTGTCAGCAGAAAAAGAGCAGCCGGTAATCCAGGCGGCAAACCTACAAACGTTAGAACATTTGCTAGTGAAGGTGGTTACATTGGACCAGCAATTAATTCTACATACGCAGGTAAGAAATTAAATAACCCATCGTATTCAAAATATTATAAAGGAATGATTTAATGAGAAGAGACTTTGCAAAAGGTACTCCTATTCCTAGAACTAAAAAGAACTACAGACCTACAAAGTCTGGAGCAGGCATGACTAAGAAGGGTGTCGCTGCCTATAGAAGAGCAAACCCTGGAAGTAAACTAAAAACAGCTGTGACAGGAAAAGTGAAGCCTGGATCGAAAGCTGCAAATCGCAGAAAATCATACTGCGCTAGATCACTAGGACAATTAAAAAGGTCATCTGCAAAAACTCGAAACGATCCAAACTCACGTATCCGTCAGGCACGGAGACGTTGGAAATGTTAGAAGCACTTAAAAAAAGATACGAAGCACAAATAGCCGAAGCAATAGCAACCATTAATATTTATTTAAAAAGTTCTGTAGGTATTGGAGAACATCCACAGCATATAGATGAATTAGATAAGCTATTTGGTAAGATTGCAGAAGCTGAAGATAAACTTAAACTAATAGAAAGATGGGTAAAATAATGCACGATATAGAGTTAATAACTAAAATACAAAGACAGTTAAAAGATCTTTACCAAAACATTGGTGATTCAATGGTTAGTGGAACCGTTGACAATATGGAAAAATACAAGTATATGTTGGGACAGGCACATGCCTACCAATATATTTCTCAGGAAATCTCTAACCTGCTAAACAACAAGGAGCAAAAAGATGAGCAAGGAACAGTTATCGACCTCGAAAAAAGAGGTCCCAAAGCATAAAAACGCTTTGGAAGAAAAGTATAAAGAACAACAAGTTGAGTCTGTAGAAGAAGCAAAAAGAGTAGACGAAACTAATGTATCAGACATTAAAGATGAATTACCACAACCATCTGGTTGGAGGCTTTTAGTTTTACCTTTTACACCAAAAGAAAAAACTAAAGGTGGTATTATCATTGCACAAGAATCTTTAGACAAAGCACGGATCGCAACAAACTGTGGTTATGTTGTAAAGATGGGACCAATGGCTTATGGAGATAAAGAAAAATTTCCAACAGGCGCTTGGTGCAAACAAGGAGATTGGGTGATTTTTGCAAGATATGCAGGATCACGTTTACCAATAGAAGGTGGAGAAGTCCGTCTTCTTAACGACGATGAGGTTTTGGGTACAATTAAGGATCCAGAATCTGTATTGCATTACATTTAACATAGGAGGAAACTATGCAAGAAGAAAATAAAAATGACGTGCCTATGGTTGATATTGATACCTCTGGAGAAGATACTGAAGTTATTCTTGAGAATCCAAAACCAGAGAATGAAGTAGAAACCAAGGAAGACTCTAGCCCCGCGCCACAAGCTGAAGAACCTAAAGAAGAGAAGGTAGAAGCGAGTGACGAGAAGCTAGAAACTACACAGGAAGAAAAACCTGAAGAGAAGAAAGAAGAATTAGAAACATATTCAAAAGATGTTCAAAGAAGAATAGCTAAACTTACGAAGAAGTGGAGAGAAGCAGAGAGACAAAAAGATGAAGCATTGTCTTTTGCTAGAAACCAAAAAGATCAAAAAGAAAAACTTCAAAAGAAATATTCTAAAGTTGAACAAGCTGGTGTTAAAGATAGAGAACAGAGAATTACATCTGGTCTACAAGCAGCAGCAGCTAAACTAGCAGCAGCTAAAGAAGCAGGAGATCTTGCAGCGGAAGTTGAAGCTGGTAAAGAGATTGCTAGACTTGGATATGAAGAAGCAAGACTAAACGAAGCAAAAGCAGCATATGAAGATATGGCTAAAGCTGAACCAACACAGAGAGAAATACCTAGAGTATCTCCTCAACAAACACAACAAGCAGACCCTAAAGCAGAAGATTGGGGATCTAAAAATAAGTGGTTTGGTACAGATACAGCTATGACATACACTGCATTTGATCTACACAAAAAACTAGTGGATGAAGAAGGATTTGATCCTCAGACTGACGAATACTATGCAGAAATTGATAAAAGAATAAGACTTGAATTTCCGCACAAATTTGCTACAAAGGAAACAGTATCTACAGAAAGTACAGTTAAACCTGTACAGAATGTAGCTTCGGCTAATCGTCCTAGCCAATCAGGACGCAAAAAAACTGTGAGGCTCACACCGTCACAGGTAGCAATTGCTAAAAGATTAGGTGTGCCACTTGAAGAATATGCGAAACATTTAACCACGAAGGAGGTATAGGCATATGGTAAACGAAAACGATACAATTAAGACTTCCCGTGCGAGCGAAACTAGGGCTAAAACAGATAGACCTAAAGTTTGGACTCCACCATCATCTCTTGATGCACCACCTGCGCCGCAAGGCTTTAGACACAGATGGATAAGAGCTGAATCATTAGGCTTTGATGATACTAAAAATATCACAGGCAGAATGAGATCAGGTTATGAATTAGTTAGATCTGATGAATACCCTGAAGCTAATTATCCAGTCATTAAAGACGGCAAATACGCAGGAGTTATCGGAGTTGGCGGCCTAGTGCTGTCTAGGGTACCTGAAGAGATCGCTAAGTCTCGTGAAGATTACTTTGCAAAAAGAACTCAAGAACGAGCTGACGCTATTGCAAACGATCCTATGAAGGAACAGCATCCAAGTATGCCAATCAGTAATGAAAGGCAAACTCGTGTAACTTTTGGTGGTACAAAGAAGGACTAATTATTTAGTAATTCCTAACCAACAAGGTTGAAAATAAACTTAAAGGAGTAAAAAATATGGCAAACACAACTAAAGCCTTTGGTCTTAGACCACTTGGCAAAGTAGGTGGTGGATATGCTAGTGGTGGACAGGACCAATTTTACATTCTTGATAATCAGTCTACAGCTCTTTATCAAGGTGATTTAGTTGCCCTTACAGCTACAGGAACTGTTGTTCCGGTAACTTCGTCTGCTACTGGTAGCGTATTAGGAGTATTCAACGGTTGTTTAATCGAAGTGAATCCTAACTACAAATAAACCAACTTGGCAAAATTATTACAGCCAAACAGATATTGCACAAGGTAACATTCAAGCGTTATGTAATAGATGATCCAAATCAACTATACTTGGTAAAATCAACAGGTACTGCTCTAGGAGTAAGTGCTGTCGGTGTAGCTTTTGATATTTTATATGCTGCTGGAAGTTCCGTAAATGGAATCTCTGCAGATCTATTAGATCTAGCTTCATCTACAAGTGGACAATTATTAGTATTAAGCCCGTCTCAATTTATTGGGAACGAAGTGGCTGTTGCTAGTGAGGACTTCATTGTGAAGATTAAATCAGGTCAATCAATACTATAAGGAGTATATAAACTATGGCTATATCACGATCACAACTAGTTAAAGAACTAGAACCAGGTTTAAACGCTCTGTTTGGACTTGAATATAAACGTTACGAAAACGAGCACGAAGAAATCTTCGATAAAGAAACTTCTGAAAGAGCATTTGAAGAAGAAGTTATGTTATCAGGATTTGGTAATGCTGCGATAAAAGCTGAAGGATCAGGCGTGTCTTATGACCAAGCCAATGAGACTTTCACTGCTAGATATACGCACAATACGATAGCTCTTGCGTTCGCAATCACTGAAGAAGCGATTGAGGACAATTTGTATGACAGACTTGCGTCTAGATATACAAAAGCATTAGCTAGATCTATGGCGAATACTAAGCAAGTAACAGGCGCTAACGTATTGAATAATGGATTCAGCACTTCCTACCCAGGTGGTGACGGATCTCCTTTATTCTCTACAACGCATGCTACAATCGCTGGTACGTTTCAAAACACACTAACAACTGCCGCTGACTTAAACGAAACATCTTTAGAGCAATCTCTTATTGATATTGCTAACTTTACAGATGAGCGTGGATTAAAAGTTGCTGCACAAGGAACTAAATTAATTGTTCCAGTGCAACTTCAGTTCACAGCTGAACGTTTAATGAAATCTGCAGGTAGAGTTGGAACGTCTGATAACGATATCAATGCAATCAAAAACATGGGAATGGTTTCTGGTGGATACACTGTGAATCACTTCTTAACTGATACTGATGCATTCTTTATCAAAACAGATGCTCCAAATGGACTGAAGTATTTCGAAAGATCTCCTATCAGAACATCGATGGAAGGTGATTTCGATACTGGTAACATGCGTTACAAAGCTAGAGAAAGATACTCTTTCGGTTACTCCAATTGGAGAGCTGTGTTCGCATCTCAAGGAGCATAATCTTAATTGATTGTCTAAAGGGAGTTTCGGCTCCCTTTTTTTTTGACTAAAACTAATATACAATCAAAGAACTAGGATTTATTAACTTGTTCTATCAACTGACCTAGCAGACACTTGCCGAGATGATAGATTATTTCTTTTAGGAGAAAATTATGGCTAACACAACTTTTAATGGACCAGTCAGGTCTGAAAATGGATTTGAAACTATTTCAAAAAATGCTTCAACTGGTGCAATAACAATTACTAGTGGCAATAAAATGTCTGTAGAAGCTGTTGGTAGTGCTGGTATAGAAGGCACAGCAGCAGTTTATGTAACTCAAGTAGAGCGTTTTAAAAGCGATACAGATACAAATGTAAACATTGTTAAAACAACACTTATGATTGATTTAACAGGTTTAAGAGATGGTGGCACAGCAGGTGACATCATTGGTAAAGATGGCGATGGAGTTGCTTACATAGGTCAAGTAACAACAGCTAACCAAGGAACAGTTTTCGGAGTCACAATGACTTGTGTTGAAACTCCTGCAGGCGGTGGTACAGATATAGATTTATACTCTGCTACTGAAGGCACAGGTGTTAATGACACAGCTATTGGTGATTTAACAGAAACACAAATTATAAATGCAGGTGCAGCTTCAGCAGGTACTATGGTAGCAGGTGGAGACATTGCAGCAGACCAATATTTATACCTTGTAGGTCAAGGTACAGGTCATGCAGCTTATACAGCAGGTCGTTTCTTAATTGAGATAACTGGCTACGATATCGCATCATAAGGAGTAAACTATGGCAGATGCAGTAACATCAACAACTATA